AACAAGCTTCACAGCTAGTCCATACTCCTGAAATAAACCGAACAGATAGCGCAATAAAGCTTTGTCATACACGTACGTTAACTCTCCGAAATACATAAAGTATTTCTTAAGAAAAGAGTTAAGCATTATGTACAACCATGGCTCCAGCGCGCTCCTATTCGTCGATGTCGGGCTCTTTAAACTAAAGGGCCTATTGTCGTACCCTGAGAGGTAATCACCTCCACAGGACTCTCTGAACTGCTCGTTTTTATAGAAAGATTTCTCTTTATTAACTATAAAACCGACCTCTGTCATCACTTCGATATAAACTGAAGCGAATCTAGTAGGTACGATACAATCGTCACCAAAAACTGATGCGCTCGCGAAATCCCTGAAATCAGGGATACGTGAGGGCGAATCAGAAGATTCGGTTTTGACTGTAGCGATGGCATATGCCCAGAAGACTAACGTCTCAATCGGGAAAGTTCCCGCATTACCCATCGATGACACCATATGTAGATCATGCATTTCGCCGTTTATAGACGTTTTGTGCGATCTAATCTGGTTAATCACCGCAAACCACCGCGCCGGAAAAATAAGGCGTAGCAATTCGATCGAAACACAGTCAGAGGCTGACGACCAATCTATCGTGGCATTTTTGCACGTGATAGAAGACTCGCGAGCTAACTTCTTGTGTTCCTCAGGTAGTGACGTTACATCCAGTCCAACTTCTTTCATGCGTTTATACATAACACGCATGAGCCCTTGCTGTAAAAACATATTGCAAGTAGGCTCAATGGCAATAAATCGCCGTTGTGAAGTAGACTTATCGACCGTTGTAGCGCGTGATCCCTCTTCTAACATGTACCTATCGGCGATCGCCGAACTGCTATTGAGATCCTCAATGGCTGATTTTAACTGACTGTCAAAATCAAGGTACCGCTGGAAGAGCGGTTTAGCATTTTTTGTAACCGACATTGGATAAGTGAATTTGGCATCTTGTGAAGTATCCCTGTAAGGGACTCCCATTGATGTGCCCGAAGAGTTTTTACACTCTAGGAACAATTCCACTTCATCCAAATTTCCAAGCACGTGAGAGATCAAATCTTTCGCACGCTTATGGACCTTCGTCAACCTAGGCTGCCCTTTAAAACAAAGGGTATCATCAACTCTCGCAAGAGAGTGCTTAATATTGAAATTAAGCATGTGTGAGTTAATATGTTTGAATTTCTCAAACGACTCACTGATTAAGCTTTCGGTATTAAAGTTAGGTGAAACGTACTTTTTTAAGAGTTCGTTACGTTGTCGGTTAAACGCAGAATGCGTTATGCTATCGTTGCCTTTATACGCAAGTGTGAAGGCTTCGAAATCACGACTAAGTTCCTGCTGGACCTTCGTTGAGATCACATCAGGGTCAAAGAGCTTC